AACTGAGAATTTTGATATTAACTGGAATACACATATTGTACAACTGACAGAAAGTCCAGTTAATTCTATCGTTAGCGTGCAGGAAAGGGATTCATATGATGATTCATATACAACTCTTACTACAGGTGCATACGAATATTACTTAAATACCGAAACAGATAGTATTTATAGAACTCTAACGTCTGGGCATTTCAAAAATTGGCCTACAGGAGTTGGGGCTGTCAAAGTAGTTTATACAGCCGGCTATAGTGCTGTGCCTTCTGATCTTAAGCTCGCAGTGCTGGATCTAATTACTTACTACCTAAAGGACGAGCATAAGCAAAGGCAATCTATAGCAGGTGCTAGTATACAGAACCAAGGAAGTTCTGGTCAATCAAACAATGTAGGATTTCCCGACCACATTAAGAGGGTATTAGACCTATATAAGAATTTTTAGTGTCGAAACAAGCATTAGAATCAACTTTAAATATGGTTCAGGACAGAATGAAAAACTCTTCCGAAGCCTATAGACAGTTAATATCAGATAAGAAAGTTCATAGTATACGAGTTAGTCAAGCTATGCTTATAACTCAGATTAAACGAGAAATGGAATCTCGTGGGGGTTACGCTCCGAATACACTACCTAAAAGTATTATGGATATTATAGAACTAGAAGTACCTAAAATGTGCCAAGGAATGCATCAAGATTTACATCCAAAAAGTTTTAATAACGACAGAAAATTTTCACAAGTTACAGAGTTTACAGGCGGTACTACTGACTTTAGATTTACTATAGGGGCCAAGGGTCAGCATGCCCCTAATATTTTTAATGCATTTAGAAAAATTAAACAAGAGAACCAAAGAGTTCTGATTAGAAAATTAAATGCTCAAATCAAAAAGTTAAATAAAAGTCGGGGTGACGAGACCCAAATCAGAAAGATTGGAAGAAACTTTTTAGATATTGGACACCAAGAAGGGTCTGCAGTATCTACACAAAGGGCAAAAGAAGTTGAGCAAGCTTTGTTCCAGTGGAGCACTGATAATAAAAATCCAGTTGTCAATAAGTTTATAAAAATGTTACGTGATGAAACTTTCTTTAAGATCACGAAAAAAGCAGGAGAACCAATAGATACCCTTGAGGTCGAACTAGAAAGTAAGTTCATCAACCGACAGCGAGGCGGTGGGGAAGAGAAAAAACTTAGTTTAGAATTACAGAAAGATTTTAATAAAATTATGCAGTCTATAGATGCGTTTGATTGGGCAGGCCAAGAGGGGTCTGATTCTAAAGTTACACGAATCACCAAAAGAGTTCTAAATCCTATAGCCAAAACTGCTAAAAGAAATGCAAGAATTACAGCAAATTTTACCCCCAAAAGTATAGTTGAAGGAACCACAAAAGCCAAGAGTAAAGGCATAAAAAATAAAGTAACTGCAGGAGCCCGATTTAAAGATACCACCTCTGTAAAAACCCCGGGGTTTAGTACAAATAATCAGCAAAGTATGTTTAGTATTATGGCAATGATTAATCAAAAATTGCCAGAAACTGTCAAAAAGAACATGGGGTACCCAAGACTAGAAAATGTTAGTGGTCGTTTTGCAGAAAGCACTAGAATGGTTAATGTAGTTTCAACTCCAAAAGGGTTCCCTAGTTTTGGCTACACTTATAAAAGAGACCCTTATGAAGTATTCGAAACAGGCTCTAGGGGAAACTGGGCAACTACTGAAAGAGACCCAAGAGCTTTAATAGATGCCTCTATTCGGGAAATAGCCTCACATATGGCACTAGGAAGATTTTTTACTAGGAGGGTATAATGGGAATTGAAAGAAATTATACTTCTCGTAGGGCAGGAATTACACAGGCTTTAGCAGACAAATTCGCTCTAATTGATGGGCGAGGTCTATATAGACAAGCAGTTGCAGAGACAAGCCCTAGACTTAAATTTTGGGATGAAGTTGAACAGTTCCCTGCAATACATTTAAATGCTGGATCAGAGAGCAGACAGTATTTAACAGCTGGAAGAAAAGATAGATTTTTAAGCATAACAGTACGTTGTTATGTAAACGAAGAAGATGCTGTATCAGCATTAGATGATTTATTAGAAGATGTAGAAACTGTTTTAGAAGAAAATAGTCGATTAAAATATCATGACAGGAATGGACTAGAGCAGTTTACTCAACAAATCACAGTCGTTAGTATAGATACTGATGAAGGTGCGTTAGATCCTTTAGGGGTAGGAGAATTACTCATAGAGGTTCGATATTAGAAAATTCTGGCACGAATAAACATTCACGACCAGTCTTTTCAAGATACATAGGAGATAACTATGGCAGAACAGCTATATTTTAGCCGTGATACTAGGATGTTTGTCCAGTTTCGTAATTCTGGAGATAATGACGAAACTACGGCAAACCTTGGTAAAGGAGGTATATGGGAGATACCAGTATTAGACGGATACAGCTTCTCCCAGACAACTAATACTTCCGAAATAACGCTTGCTGAAATGGAAAGTACAGCAGGCATCTCACGTCGAGGTCGTCGTATGTTTACTGACTCTCTTGCTCCAGCAGAGTGGTCATTCAGTACATATATTAGACCTTTTAAGTCGTTAGGAGGTAGTGTAGCAGCAGGATATTTAGGAGCTGATGGAAGTGGCACAGACGTACACGCAGTAGAGGAAGTTCTTTGGGCATCTATGTTTGGAGCAGATACATGGTCTGGACTAGCAGGAAATAATTCTGAATTTACTAGAACCACGAATCCAAAAGTTTCAGGAGGAGATGTTTTAACTCCTGCAGCTAACTATTCAAATATTGAAATGACAGAATCCAACAGATCGGCATTAAACTCGTTCACGTTATGGTTCTGGATTGATACTGCTACAAGTAACCCATTGATATATAGACTCCCAGAGTCTATTGTAAATGAGTGTAGTATTGACTTTGATGTTGACGGTATCGCTACTTTGAATTGGACTGGCTTCTCAAAAGAAGTACAGGATTACTCAGGTAATGCTATAGAAGGTACCAGTGCCCCCGCTTATAATGCTACAACCAAGGATGGTGGAGCAATAACTCGTGGAGATGTATTTATCGATACTGATAATGCAAATGGTCGAGCCTTTCATTTAGTACTTGGTAATACTTCGGAAGCCGGAGCATCCAGCGGTGTTGTTACCATTACCCAAGCGATTGATGAAGCAACCAATAGTACAAAGAACTTTATCAGAAACCGACTCACTTCTGTAGAAATTGAAGCTGCAGTTGCAACCGATAAAGTTCCTACAATTTTCCCCGGTAATCATGATGTAATTACTACACTTGATGACGGAACGGATGATCGTATTACTGTTACAGGACATGGACTTACAACTGGAGATCAGGTGTATATCACTGGCTGTGCAAATGTAACAGATTTGAATGGTACTCATCATTTTGCACATGTAGTTGACTCGAACAATATTAAGTTATATACTACAAAAGCATATGCAGAAGCAGGGCATGCCTCAACTGGTTTGGTGGCTATCCCCGCGGACGGTAGTTATACTGATGATTCCGGTACTATTGCCAATGGTAAATACAGTCTGGTACTGACCGGAGGAAACTTTACTATAGGGAACAACATTACTTATCTGGTTCCAGAAGAACTCGGTGCTATTAACAAGCCGCTAGAACACGTAACAGGTACAAGATCTGCTACGGGTACAGCAACTTGTTATATCACTTTGAATGATTCGGATCTTACAAATGGTACTTCACGACAATTCTTTAATGACTTGGTAAGTGAAAGTGCTATGGGTAAAGTTGTAAACAAGTTTAAAGTAACCATGTATATTGGTGGAAAGACTGCAGCAGACGATGATACGGTTCAACCGGATCCTGCATTTGCTATTACTTTCCCAACTTGTCACATTACAGTACCAACTCACCAAGTAGAGGATATTATATCTCTCGAGACTAGTTTTGAAGCATTACCGACCGACTTCGGTGCTGCAGATGAAATTTCTCAGATTCGATATTACCCACCCTCTTCTTACTAAATTTAAAGGGGCTTCGGCCCCTTTTTCATCCAACCCTCCAAAAATAATTCTTGACATTTCGTGTGTTATTTAGTATAATTTAATTTTTAAATAAGGATTTATCTCATGACAGAAGCAAAGAAAGAACCCGTATCACTAGCGAGTCTAATGACTCCAAGTAAAACTGTTAAGATTGACTTCCCTGGTTATACAGGATTTTCAGTTAGTCTGTGTCACTTAGCCCGCGAAGGATTATTAAAACTTCGTAAAAAATGTTTAACAACTAAGTGGGACAAGAAAACCCGTCAACCTGTGGAAGAATTAGATGATGATAAATTTCTTACCGAATACTGTAAAGCAGTAATAAAAGGTTGGTCAGGTTTAAAATATTCATACTTAGAAGAGCTTCTTTTGGTGGATGTTAGTAACCTTGATGCTGATGACTGTTTACCGTATACTTCTGAAAACGCAGAATTATTAATGCAGAATGGAATTGACTTTGATTCCTGGGTAACTGAAACAGTAGGTGATCTAGAAAATTTTACCAGAAACAAGTAGAGGAAATTGAATTTCTACTTGAACGGTACGTAAACGAGAATTCTTCCGGCTTAGATTGGGAGAAATATATTCGTATATGTGAAGAACTAGGCGAAGAACCCGATCCCAAAAGAATGCCACTTGACTCCTCATCTTTTCCGGAGGAAGTTCAGATGGCATTTTTTATGTGCAGTTATATTTCTGATAGGTGGGATGGGATGTCAGGAACCTATTTAGGAAAAAATTGGTTAGAAGCAGAACATTTATTTAAACTATATGACTTAAATAAATTACAGCAGACAGAAACATTATATTTTATGAAGATGTACGATGCTTTTGTTACTAAGAAACGTCATGAAGAGGCAGAAAGAAAACGAAAAGCTAGCGAAGCTAAGCACGGCGGTGGAAAGACTTATACCCATAATGTGAAAGGTTAATGGCCAGAAATAAAGTTTTTGTAGATATAGTTGTTGATGACAAGGGCTCTACTAAGAGAATAGCACTTGATCAGGCAGCGTTAGCTTCGGGCATGGATCGAGCATCCACGTCTTCCCGTAATTTTGATAGAAATTTAAAAGGTGCAGCAGCTACTTCTGCAAATGCTACAAAAAATAATGCAAAAATGATGCAAGGTATAAGCGGGGGTCTTGTACCTGCTTATGCAACTTTAGCAGCTAACGTTTTTGCTTTAACAGCTGCGTTTAATTTCTTTAAGAGAGCCGCTGACGTTGCGAATCTACAAAAATCTCAAGTTGGCTTTGCCCAAACCACTGGTACAGCTCTAGGAAGTATGACAGAGAGGCTGAGAGAAGCCTCTGATGGCATGTTAGGCTTTAGGGAAGCTGCCGCAGCAACTGCAATGGGAGCTGCAAAAGGATTCTCTCCAAAACAAATGGAAGATTTAGCTGTTGGAGCCAGAAAAGCGTCAGCAGCATTAGGAGTAGGATTTGAAGACGCATTTGATAGATTAGTTCGTGGTGCTTCAAAGGCAGAACCAGAACTTTTGGACGAATTAGGTATTACTTTACGATTAGAAACAGCAACTAAAAGGTATGCTGATGCTATCGGTAAAAATGTTAAAGAACTTACTGCAGCTGAACGAAGCCAAGCAGTTCTTGTTGAAACCCAACGGCAGTTAAATGATCAGTTTGGTGAAGCAGACGCTTTAAGTAACCCCTTTGTAAAACTTCAAAAAACCTTTGAAGACATAATTAAACAAGTCACTGAAGCAATTCTTCCTGCCTTTGAATCTTTCGCCAGCTTTGTAGCTGAAAATGCAACTGTTGCAGCCACCCTCTTTGGTCTTTTAGCTATTTCTATTATTAAAACTATTCCTGGAGTACAATCTCTTACTGAAAAATTTAAGAATTTCGGTGATATAACTAATTTTGGTATAAAAGATACTATAAATGAGTGGAAAAATTATAAGTCAGAGTTAGACAAGGTTATTCTAAAACAAGAACAGCTAGCCGCCGCCGCTAAGAAGAAGAGTTATGGTATTGCTGGGCAGATGTCTAAAGCTGACCCAGGCAAAAGCGCTATTATTGATAAAATGGGTAGGGGCGAAGAGTTAACAAATAGAGATAAAACTCAGTTAGCCAAGGCGTTAAAACGAGCTGAGAAGCAGTATAAAAAACACGGAAAAATTGTATCTGGTATTTTTAAAGGCGAGGATATAAAAAGATTCAAACACTTTAAAGAGTCTTTTGAGGATATGACTCGTGAGAGTTTACGAGCAACAGATAAAATTAAAAATGCAATAAAAGGTACTTGGATTGTCATGAAAGGTACTGGGAAGGCTATAAAGGCCGGAATAATTCTACCTTTTAAAGTTGCTGCAAAAGTTGCTAATCTTGCTGGAAAAGCTATTGGTGCAGCAATGAAAGTTACAATGATCTTAGGTGTGTTAACAACCGTTTTAAATATGTTTACAGAAATGGCAAAAGCACCGGAAACAGTATCAAAACGAATTGTAGCAATGTTAGGTGGGATGGTTAAAGGTATAGAATTTGCCTTAAATATGGCAGTCAAACTAATGAATGCTGTTTTGTCATCTATAAATGAAGGGCTTGAAGGAACCTGGATCGGGGATTTAATGGGTATAGAAAAAGGAAAGCCTATGGTTATAGAGCCATTTACATTTTCCGAAGGATTTATACAAAAGTTAGAAGATACCCGTGCAAAAATGTCAGAAGAGGGAGGCTGGGCAGCTATAGAAGAAACTGAAAATGATCTTAGACGTTTAGATGAGAGAATGGAAAGTCTAATGGGCAATGCAGACACAGCCGCCAAAGATTTATCAGGTATTGTACAAGGATTAGGAAAAGAGGGGCTGTCAGCGGCTCAGTTGGGTAAGCAAAGGGCTCAAGGAATAGGTACATTAGGTGTTTCTGATTTAATTCAAGAAGCTAGAATGATAGCAGAAGCAGATAGTAGAGTAACCTTACAACAAGCTCTAAAAGATCTAGGTACAAAACTCAATTTAGATACTTTAAAAACTTTATCTCCAATTTTAGCAAAAGCATTGCAAAAAGGTGATGTAGGTGCAGCATTAGAAGTTGAACAACTTAACCGAAATTATACCGCCTCAATTAACTCCTTAAAGGATCAAATTACTAATTTAAGTGACTTCTCTAGTAAAAGTGTTTATGAGCAGTTAGAAATTATTAGCACTATGGAAAAAACCGCGGGAAGTTCAGAGGAGCTCGCCAAAAAATTAGGTATTACTACTGATGCATGGAAAAAATATGAAAAAGCTCTTGATATGTATGGTGGATCTTCTAGTATTAAAGAAGTATTGGAGACAGAGCTACAGATGCTCGAAGATCAGAAACGAAAACTTAATGAAATTAATGTGCAAAAAATTAACAATGAAAAGTATCCGCAAGCTTATGCATCATGGTTAAATGAACGACTAGACCTTGAAACAAAAATTGTAGAGCAACAGCAACTTCAAGTAGAACTAGGACGCTTAAGTAGGGAATTGGGCGACAGAGAGAGAACTGGTACAGGCAGAACTCAAAAAGAAATACTTGCAGATATTCAAACTATTAATGACAAAATAAACTTAAACGATGCACAGGTTGGAAAATTACAGCGAGAGTCCAGTGCTTTAGGAAAAATACAAAGTGCAGTTTCTAACTCCTTTTTAGATGGTATGACTAGTGCTTTTGATGGTATAATTCAAGGTACGATGAAAGTAAAGGATGCCTTTAAGCAAATGGCAATGGGTGTTTTACAAGCATTATCACAGGTCATTGCAAAATTAATAGCAATACAACTACTCGAAGCTGCAATAGGTGTATTTAAGATGTTTGGATTCGGTCAGCCTGATATGATGACGAAACCTACGAGTGGGAAGTATAGTGGTCCCGAATGGATACGTTTTGGAGGTATAGTCGAGCCTCCTAGTCGAAGATATGGAGGATTAACAAGTCCTCCTAAATTTTCTACCGGAGGCGTAGCAAAAGGGAGAGAAGCTGGGTATCCCGCAATTCTACACGGAACAGAAGCAGTAGTACCTTTGCCGAATAATCGTTCAATTCCTGTAGACTTAAAAGGAGGGGCAGGAAATGTAAATAATGTTACAGTAAATGTTAGCATGGGACAAGGAGGCGGTGCTCAAGTCGATACTCAAGGTGACGCAGCAGGCCAGAACTTAGGGAAAGCTGTAGCCGCTGCAGTGCAAAAAGAATTGCAATTTCAAAAACGATCAGGGGGTATATTAAGTCCCTATGGAGCAGCATAATGGCAATAGGATTTATAGCAACTAATATAACTACAAAGAAGATTAGACCTGATAAATCTCTTTCTAAGTCTACAACTCCTAAAGTAAGAATGGTACAATTTGGAGATGGTTATCAACAACGAATAGTAGATGGAATAAATTCAAATCCCGAAGAGTATAGTGTAACTTTTAATAACCATACTAAAGCTGATGCAGATGATATTGATGCTTTTTTTCAAGCACAAAAGGGAGTAAGTGCATTTAATTTCACAGTTCCAGATACTAATTCAACTAGCACTATTACTGCTACTGTTAATGGAGCAGTTAGCAGCTCTAAAAATGTTACTATAGATGCCGCGACAAATAACTTAGAGATTAGTCAAGGAGCAACAGTAACGGGCTCAGGAATTTCAGGAACTGTTAAAGTCGATACTATAGATCTAACCAATAATTTAATTGTACTAGATACTGCCCAATCCATTAGTAACAATGTAACTCTAACATTTACCAATCCAAACGAGAAAAGTATAAAAGTTCTATGTAGTCAGTGGACTGTGAATTATTCAAACGGAAGTTATTATAATATTAATGCTCAATTCAAAAGAGTGTTCGAACCATGAGTGATGTAGTTGCAACAGATGTTCAATCGTTAGAAGTTACAAGCGGCCTAATAAGTTTATATGAAATACAGATAGGAGCAGGCTCTAACAATACATTATATTTTCATTCAGAAAAAGATTTAGAGGATGGAGATACTAATAGTGATATAATTTTTGACGGAAATACTTATATTACTCTTCCTATTATGCTAGATGGTATAGAAATAAAAACTGATGGAGCTATGCCGCGCCCCACCGTACAAATAGCTAATGTTGAATCAATATTAAAAACAACTAGTAATACATTTAAAACCCAAATGACCGATGGTACTTGGGATGCTTCTATAGACGGGGACGTTATACTAGCTTCCAATTTCCAGCTTGAAGATTTAATCGGAGCGAGGTTTATACGAAGAAGAACGTTAGAAAAGTATTGTGGGAGTGGAGTAACACCACAAGAATTCAATACAGATACTTATATTATAGACAGAATTTCTTCCAAGAATTTCATGTTTGTAGAACTAGAATTAGCTGCTCCAATAGATTTAGCAGGAGTTAGAATCCCGAATCGAACAGTAATTGGAAAATACTGTCCCTGGGTATATCAAGGATGGAGACAGACTGACCCAGATGCAGGTGCTTGCTATTGGAAACTTTCCAAGCAAGTAAAAGACACTAGTGGGGCACAGTACTCTTTTTATCTCACAGGGGATGATGAGCCTTTAGTACTTGCCTCCCAGTTAGCAGGCTCTACAGGTACAGCGTGGAAGGGGGCTTATAATAGTGGTACAACTTATGCAAAAAGTCAGTATGTTTCTGATTCTGAAGGACTATTCTGGAGATCAGAAGCAGACAGCAACACAGGTAATACTCCTTCGGAAACTTCCGCATATTGGCAAATAGTAAGAACATTTTCAGGATGGAACAGTAATACTACTTATAGTGTTAATACTAGTTCTCCCCCAGATTATAGAAAAAATCCATATGTAGGATATGGAAGTGGAGACACATATACTATTTGGAGGTGTGTACGGAATCAAAGTAGTAGTGATTATAAAACTCCAGGAACTGATACTCGTTACTGGGTTCGTGGAGATGTTTGTGGAAAGCTTTTAACTTCTTGTAAAAGACGATACCAAGCTGTTCCATTCTTAACTGGAAGTACTAATGATTTAACTGCTACTGTTCCTCGTTGTGATGCTGATTTAAATTCCTACATAAGTCTACCTTTTGGCGGATTCCCTGGAAGTAGAAAGTTCAGATAGTGAATGTACAGCAGTTAGAAGAGCATTTTGCAAAAGAGTACCCCAGAGAAGCTTGCGGAGTTTTTAGTGTTGTAAAAGGGAAAAAGAAGTATATCCCTTGTACGAATGTTGCAGAAGATGACGAAGATTTTATACTAGACTCGCAAGAGTATTTAAAGTTAAAAAGAACGACAGATATAGTAGGAATTGTACACAGTCATCCCGATGCAACACCAGAACCTAGTGAGACTGATATAAAGTATTGCAATGCTGTAGGAATACCTTATTACATTTTTAGTTATCCTGATATGGAACTAAAAATAGTACAACCGAAAACAAATACTGTAGATTTATACGGTAGAGAGTATGAGTTTGGTGTAAAAGATTGTTTTGAAGCTTTAAGAGATTATTTACAAACTCAAAAAATACATATCCCTCCTAGAGCTTTGTTTGAAGAT